CTATTTCCAATCATAGAAATCAAAAAATAGGCTAAAATGTCCAAATACTCCCCCGAAATAGTAAAAAAGATATGCAGCCTGCTGGAAAAGGATAGCTATACAATTGAGGAAGTGTGCGCTAATGTTGGGATTAACGAGGATACGTATTATGATTGGCAAAAAAATAAATCCGATTTTTCCGAGTCTATAACGTTGGCATTGACGAGGCAACAATAATGGGATGGCGGTTGCTAAGATACCGACCAAAGGAAAGCCCTATACGTATGTTGAACGATATTGAAAGAATGATAAACAATATATGAAGGTAGAGGAGCTAAAAGTTAATAAAGCTAACCCTCGTCAGATTAGGGATGAGAAGTTTAAAAAGTTAAAAAAATCGGTGAAGGAGTTCCCGAAAATGATGGAACTGCGACCGATAGTTATTGACGACGACGGAACGATTCTGGGCGGTAATATGCGGTTCAGAGCGTTGCTCGAGCTGGGCTATAAGGAAATACCAGATAGCTGGGTAAGGAAGGCAAGCGAGTTGACCGATGAGGAGAAGCAGCGGTTTATAATAGAAGATAACGTAGAATTCGGAGAGTGGGATTATGACAAGCTGGCCAATGAGTGGGACTACGAGCTATTAAATGAGTGGGGACTGGAGCTGCCAACTATTAGCAATGAGGTTGAAGCACATGAGGACGATTATGAAATACCTGACGAGATAAAGACAGACATTGTTCTTGGTGATTTGTTTGAAATCGGTGAACATAGGTTGTTATGCGGCGACAGCACTGACAGTGATAGCGTGGCAAAGTTGATGAATGGTGAAAAGGCGGACATGGTATTTACAGACCCGCCGTATGCGTTATTTGGGAATAGTACAGGAGTGGCTAATGTGGTTGATGATAATATGGTTAGACCATTTTTTAAGAATATCATGAAAATGTGCCAGAATAATACCAAACTGTTTGGTCATATTTATATGTGCTGCGATTGGCATTCAGCCTTCTCAATCCAGAGTTGCGCCAGAGAAGTAGATTTGAAAGCTAAAAATATGTGTATTTGGGACAAAGGAGATGGTGGTGTGGGTGCAATGTATCAACAATGTTATGAAATTGTATGGTTTTTTGACAACTCACCAACATCAAAACAAACAATGGGTAAAACAAAGGCTGGAGTAATAACGGTAAATGGAGTTCCAAATATTTGGAGGTTTTCAAGGGTAACAAGTGATAGAGAACATAATGCACAAAAACCCATTGAAATGATTTCTGTTCCAATATCAAACGGGACAAAAGAAGATGAATTAGTTCTTGATTTATTTCTCGGTTCAGGTTCAACAATGGTTGCCGCTCACCAGCTCAATCGCAAATGTTACGGTATGGAGCTTGAGCCAAAATATTGTCAGGTTATAATTGACAGAATGTTGAAGCTCGATAATGGTTTACAAATATTAAAGAATGGCAATCCTTTATAGTAAAGATAAATGATAAAGTTAAAGGATGAAGGGAAAAAGCTATGAAGTACGGAAAGGAAAGGGTAAAAATAATAACTCAAGCCCTGTGCGATGGGCATGGAAGGGTACGGGCATGCAAGCTTGCGGGCATTCATTACGACACGTTCATGGTGTGGATGCGTAGCAAACCCGAATTTGCCGAAGCGGTTAAAAAAGCGGAGGCAACGGGAAATGATAAAATAAAGGACATATGCCAGCGTCGAATAATCGAGGATAAGAGCTGGCAGTCGGCAGCGTGGTGGCTGGAGAGGAATTACCCAGACCAGTACTCGTTAAAACAGCGACATGACATTACCAGCGATGGTAAAGTGCTCGGGTTGAATATCGTAGTTCAGGATAGCGAAACGGCAGATGAGTTAAAGAAGCTGGCAAACGGAGAAATAGGTGGAAAGTAACGATAGGAAGATATTAACCACAAACGTGTTCAAGCGGAACCTTATTGCGTTCCGAAAGGGTTACCGTTACATCATCAATCAGGGTTCGAGCCGAAGCTCAAAAACCTATTCCATACTACAGTTACTCATTACGGTTGCGACGTATAGCCGGAAGCCGTTAATCATCTCGGTGGTGAGTGCCACGCTACCGCATCTGAAGCGTGGTGCAATAAGGGATTTCAACGACATACTGTTACGTTCAGGGTTATACAGCGATAGCAGCTGGAATAAAACATCTCTAACCTACTCTATCGGTAGCTCGCTTATCGAGTTTTTCTCGGTTGACCAGCCCGAGAAGGTTTACGGGGCGTCGAGGGACATCCTGTTCATAAACGAAGCAAATCACATCGATGAGGAGCGGGCAAGGCAGCTGATAATCAGGACGAGGGGAACGATATTCTTCGATTTCAACCCTACATCTCAATTCTACGTGCATACGGATTATTTATTAAGACCTGAAGCGTATTACATACATAGTATATACAAGGATAATCCCTACCTGGAGGAGGCTATTGTGCACGAGTTGCTGGAGGCTGGCAAACGTAACGCTAACTTCAAAAGGGTGTTTGTTGACGGGGAGGTAGGCAAGCTGGAGGGTGTTGTTTTCGATAACTGGGACATCGGCGAATTTGATACCAGTTTAGACTTTATTTTGGGGCAAGACTTTGGATATGCCAGCGACCCTTCAACACTAGTAAAGATAGCGGTTGACGAGGGGAAAAAAATAATTTATTTAGACGAATGCTTTTACAAGAACGGGCTTACAACCAATAGCCTTTTTGAATTAAACCGTCAATATGCAGGGAATAGACTAATAGTGGCAGATAGAAGCAATCCAAGGCTTATCGACGAATTAAAAGCACTGGGTAATAATATCGTGCCGGCTGTATCCGCAGATGGTTCTGGCGTTATAAGCACTGGGCTGCTTACGATGCAGGACTACATGATCATCGTTACCGAAAATTCCACGAATTTAATGAATGAGTTAAAGACCTACGTATGGCTTGACGAGCGGGGCAAGTTGGCTATTGACAAGTTCAACCATGCCATAGATGCCGCCCGTTATGGCTTCATGTATGTAAAGCACCAATCACGTCATAAATTTTATGCCGTATGAAAATTTTTGGATTGAATATAGAAAAGACTAAAGCTGCCAGACCCGCAACAAATGTAAACGTAGAAGAGGCAAACCAAATGTTCCGCACGCTGCTGAGCATGGTGGCTAGCGGAATGCCGCTGCAAAAGATTGCCAGCCTTAGCGACACAATAGACAAAGGCTATCTTTATAACCATATAGTTTACTCGATTGTCAACAGAATAGCAGCCTCGTGCTCCGGTGTGTCCTGGACTTACTACGTTGAAAAAAGAACAGGCTCGAAAGCCCGATATAACAGGGCTATTATAAACAAGGCTATTGACGACGCTATTTATATTAAGCAAACGCAGTTTGAACCTGACTACACCAGCGATATTAACATGCTGATTGATAAGCCAAACAAAAATGAGACGTTCGACGACATCATTCAGCAGCTTATTATGTATTACGAAATTACAGGTAACGCCTATCTATATGGCATACGTCGCAACGGCACACAGGGGGCTTTGATTTCCCTGCATACAGCCCCGGCGAACTTGGTAACAATTAAATTCAATAACTACCTGAACCCTGTTGGCGGCTACATATTTGACGGCTTCGACCCGTCCGGCGTTATCCCTCCCGAGAACATGATGCACGTTAAGACCTTTAACCCGAACTTTAACTATCAGGGTAGCTGGCTATATGGGCTAAGCCCTATCATGGCGGCTGCTGATTTAATTAACCTGTCAAATTCGGCTATTTCGGCCCAAATAAATAGTTACCGAAATTCTGGAGCGAAAGGGTTGCTAACACCGGAAGGCAACGAGGCGATGACTGAAGAACAAGCTCAAAAGGTGGTGGATAAATGGAGGGAAAAACAAGCCCCCGAGAATTTTGGCGATGCAATGGTTGTTGGCAAGGCGTTGAAATGGATACCCATCGGGCTTTCTCCTGTTGACATGCAGATAATCGAGGGTCAAAAAATGAATTTGCGAGACCTTTGTCGTATATATCAAGTTCCCTCTATGCTTATGGGAGACACGGAAGCAACTACGTACAACAACATGAAGGAGGCTAGGAAAGCCCTCATAACAGATGCCTCGCTGCCGATGATGGAGAAGCTGAAGAGCGGGTTTAACAGGTTCTTTTTGCCGGAAGGTGATAGGGGCTTCATAGACTACGATTTGCAGGCGTTTATAGAGCTGCAGGACGACCTTGATAAGCTGGCAACAACGCTAAACACAATGGGCTGGTTGACAATAAACGAAAAGCGCACGAAATCATTCCTGAATGAAATAGAC